GCCTCGCCTCTTAATGGAGGTGGATTTTTTGCTAATGCTCCTTTACGCGCCATTATTTTTTCTCCTTACCTTTATTGTACGCTTTTTCTAATGCACCGCGCATAGAAGTTGATTTAACTAATTTGCCAGTATCATCTCTGTACAAACCTGCTGATTGTCTACCAACTTCACCTTTTTTTGGCCTAGCAATAGGAGTGGTAGTTTGACTTGCTTTTACATTAGTTGCGCCACCACCTAGCAAATCGTTAGCGCCTCGCATGTAATAATCGTATTTTGTTTGATTTATACGATTGTCTTTTAGCGCTTCATCTAGTTTTGTTTTTATTAAATCAATAGTAATACCTTGTTGTTTAGCAAAGTGCTGCATGTTAGCACGAGCTACATTCGGATCGTCGGCTGCATTACTAACAGCTCCTTTTGCATACCAAGCTGCAATATCGGATGCTTTTTGACCAACAAAACCATACGAAGCTGCTAACGCATCAGCAGCGGGAACTGCGGCATTCCATGCTTTTGGTTGATTTTCTGCAATTTTATTTATGTTTTTCCACTTTAGCGTTGAACCGTCTGTGCCAAAATTATACTTAGTTCCGTCTGCTAAAGTGCCTTCAAATTTGTCGTCAAGAATTTGACCTTTTTGCAAAACGTCCCTAATGCCATCACGCATCATCTGAGCTTTATTTTTAGAACTTCCAAAATAAGCTCCTGCTGCTCCAGCGGCTGCTCCAACAGCAGCTCCAATAGCTGTTCCGATTGGGCCACCTAGTGAACCAATAGCAGCTCCAGAAGCAGCACCGCCAATCACGCCGGTTTGCATACGCTTGCTACCAGCAGCCATGTCACCCAATGCTTCTGCGGTTTTATAGCCACCATAAAGTCCTGCACCAGCAGCAAGATAGGGAGCCGCTGCTCCAATAGTTGCAGTAGTGCTTCCTCCTATTCCTGCTGATGTAGCGGCTGCTGCGCCGCTAGCTATTGCACCAGCACCGTAAATTCCAGCGCCTACTTTATCTCCACTTTGGTATGCTTTGTATGCTTGATACGCTTGTAATAATGATATTGATCCCTTAGATACCGCATCCCAATTAACAGACTGCATAAAACCTGGATCGTTTTGTGCTTCTATTGGAATCGACTGTTTGCCAGCAGGGGTATCAACAACCGTAGTTTCGCCACTTAATTCCACAGTCGGGCCAGAACCATCAACAGTAGTCGTAGGAGGTGGAACTTGCCGCGAAACTCCAACAGTTCCGCTTCCTAACATTTCTTGACCACTTTGCTTTGCAACTTCTTCAACAACTTTTGCAGAAGTTTCAGTGCCTGTAAGTTGATCAATCCATTTACCAGCATTGTTCATTACATAACGACCAGCTATAGCGCCAGCAACTAAGCCTCCGGCTTGAGCTAAACCAGATTGCTGCTGTTGTTTTGCAGCTTCCTTTTTTTGATCTTCAGGGCTTTTAGGAGCACCAAATATAGCAGTTGTTTGATCGTATGCAGCACGATGAGGAAAGCCGTTACTGGTAAGCCAAGCGTAATAAGCATCGGGTCTGCTACGAGCAAATGCCGGTGCTTCCGGATGAAATGCTTGTTCGTTAATTGCCATAACTATATCCAAGTCCCAAATGCAGCTACACCACTTCTTGCAAACTGAGTTGGTCTACTTATGCCACCAGCATAAATAACCTTTCCAGCCATAGTTCTACTAAATTCTTCGTGCAACTCTACATCAAAACGTGGCTTAATACTGTCTAATCCATGTATCTCTGCAAAACGCTCTAGTACGCCCTGCTCTACTAACTTTTCTTGAAATATACTTGTATCTGTATCGGCTAAAAATGAACTATACGGGCCATTGTAATACGTCCATGTCACACCACCATCAGATATACTTCCGCTAGTGTGCGTTGGTGCCGTAGCGCCTGTAGTGCCTCCAGCGGTAGTTTGATAGTAATTTCCGTTATAAAAACAGTAAGCGTTAGCTGCAAAAGATGTACTAGTAGTCCAGGTTTTAGGCACTACGCTTCTATCTGCTATATACTCAAATATAATTACTTGCCCAGAAGTTTGTGGCGTTGGGCTAATCAGCAATTCAGTATTAGTTAAACCTCTTATTTGAAACCGCTGATATATAGTCGGCAACAATCCATAGCCTTGGATTTGCGCCCAATCTTGCTCAGATATTGGCCCTAGCACTCTCCACCTAGTGCTTTGATTCCAAAAGGTTTCATATTGATAATGAGAAAAAGCCGCTGGTAGAGCATAAGTTGCTTGACCCGCTACCAGCGTTATTGAGCTTGTGGCGTAACATTTGGGCCACGGATACGCCTCAAAGATATTACGGTTAATACGATTTGCTATAGCTAGTAACTGCTTTGTAGTAGTTTCTGAAGATGTCAGTATATTTGACTCAACAGTATAGCCAGCTTCAGCAGCAACATTTTGTATAACCGTAGCTATGCTCATACTCTTCTAGGTCTACCTCTTTTTCTAGGCTCATCATCAAGAATATCTTCTTCCAGGGCTTCGGTGGACGGGATCACCTCCTTTCGTTCTGCGCGTAGGTCGGTGCCTTCATTGGCCTCGACACGTTGAAGAAGAAGCTCTAGTTTTTCCTCTAGCTTTGCTGTTCTAGCCTGCTCTTTTTCTAATTGAGCTTTCAGCTTAACAACTTCATTCTGACTAGAGTTAGCAGCGGCTAGCCACTCTTGAGCTAACTTTGCAAACTTAGACAATGTGCCTAGTTTACGTTTAGCCTCGTCTGTAGCTGCTGCAAGTTGTTCTACCGTCTTAAATCCTAAGTATTGCAATTCTCGCATTGCAGTACCGTTCATCATTGGCCATTCAGCTAATGGAGTACCTTCTTGTACTGGTTCAGAACCAGCCTTAAAACGCGCATAAAGCTCTGGGTATTCGTGAATATCCTGCTGCTCTATACGTCTAACCGTCTCGTCCATTCCTGGCCATTGAATACTAATGGACGGAATCTCATCAAATATCGGACGGCCTTCTCTTAGCGACTTTTCTTCGTTTTCTTGATAAGCGTAAAAAAATCGTACGTTAGCTCCGGCAAAACGCTTTTTTTGTGGTTGTACTCCACTAGCGATGCTCTGCCAATCAATTTGTGCCATAAGTCTCCTTATAAAAGCGGATTATTCCGCTAAGCAATACCTATAGAGTAGCACATTTTATATAACCCGCTATTAGTGAATCCCGTAAATGTAAACGACGTTCCACTTTCAACTGTATCTTTAACTGCTATTACGGATGTGTCAGCGCTTTGATAAGTTGTAAACCCACTACCGATTGTAGCACCACCATAATTACCGCTGCCATCATCAGTATAGCCCATAGCTATAATTGTGCTTCCGGCGGTTAAGCCTGTTAAGCCTGGCCAAGTTATTTCGTCTACTGCGACAATTAAAGTGGCTTCATCTACATTTCTAAGCACTAAACTTCCTTGCGAAGAAGCAGTATTGCCCATGCTACCTGTCTCGGTGCCGTCTGCTACTTTATAAGCAAAGTTATAATTTATGCCGCCTAAAGTACCAGCGTCTACGCTAATAAAATCAATCGCTGCGACAACCAAACCGCTGCTCGATAGAGCCGTAAAAATAATATCTCCAGCAAGTATGTTATCAGGAAAATTGCCATTAGTGCTTGAACTAACGACATTGGGATTGCCGCTAGAGCCACCACTAACGGCTACAAAGTTTCCTGCTACAGCGCTACCGAGTCCAATAAACATTAGTACAAAGCCACTATATTAGTTGCAGACGTTCCTGTTGCCATTACTTTTTGAGCAAATACTGGCAAAAGTGTTCCAGCCGCAACAGTAAACGAAACTGCTGCCGTATCATTGCAAGCCATAATGTTTACTGTTCCAGCACCACCGCACCAAATACCACGACAACCAGTAAGAACGGTTGTATCACTAGGAGTAACAGCAGTAAGTTTATAAGCTGGAAACATTGCACCAGGGTTAGAAGGAGTAAAATCTGGCATAAAATACCTTAAAAAGAGGAGGGGATTTTAGCCCCCTCCTTTAACTATGCTTCCTTAGCAACAACGTATACTAGCCAATCTGTAGTAGACCGACGTACACAAATGTTACCAGCAGCAGCAGCACATGTTACCGCAGCACCAGCAGTACCGCCGTTAAGCGTTCCTGTTGTAGCATGGGGCCACACATTAAGTGCGTTAGCGCCGTTATTTTGCACAACCACTATAGAGCCAACTGGAGCATCTGGAAGTTTAACTCCAGTGCCTACGCCAGCAGTTCCTACAAGGTTTACAAAAGAAGTTAGCGCCAAAGCATCTGCAATAGTTGTTCCTGTAGCTGTTAATGTACCGCTAGAAGATCGCTCTGGAGCGGAAGAAACAGTTTGAGTAGACAACGCCGTGGCGTGCTCTGGAGGCATTCCAAGACCAATTAAATCTGTAACTAATGGCATAAATCCTCACAAAATAGGGGGGTATTGCTACCCCCCATATTGTTAGTTGACCCGTAGATGGTCTGTTGCAAACAGATTAACTGTTCCTGCACCAACTAGCGTCTCAAGTCCAACTACGTTTCTAATGACCGTAGTTGAAGCATCGTCAGCTACTCCAGCGGTTGCTGTAGTATTAAGGTTAGCTTTAGCTGCATACGACGCAGCAGCTTTACCCTTAATTCCAGCAGTTGCTCCACCAGCAGCCGCGCCACCAATCCACACCCAGAGATACTCATTGTCAGCAGCAGCTACTTGAGCCACGCCAACAAGAAGATTCTGAGAGCCAGCGTTTGTAGTTGTAAGCATAGCAGCCTGACCATCAGCTTCGATTTTAACGAAAGCATACTGATCAATAGCTCCATCAGCCTGAACAAATACAAACTCACCCTCTACAAGCGAACCTACTGTTCCAACTTTAGCCGGAACGGGAGATTCAGTGCCTGTAAAAGTTTTCTTGTAATTAACACCAAATGATCCTACCTGTGACATACTCTATATTCCTCCCTATTAAGCGTAAATAACACCCTGGAGAGCCGGAGCAGAGCAGCAGAGGTTTCCTTCAACGATAATTACGGTGAAGAAAGCATCCTGATCAATCGGACGATCCATAGTTGGTGTTAGCGGCTTGAAGTCAGCGCCTCGAATCATGTCAAAAGTCCAATACTTAGTATTGAGCAATCGGCATGAATTTGTCTCAAGTACGCTTGATCCGTAACCACCATCAAACACAAAATCGCACCCGTCATAGCTAAGAACGCGGAATCCAGCTACAGCTTTCTTAGTAGGAAGCTGAATACGCTGAATAGCTGTTAGTGAGCTATGAAGGAACTTCCAAGCGGTACGATCCATAAGACCAAGATCCGGTGCCTCAGAACCACGAGTTAGGCGGCTGATTACATCGGTAATAGTCTCCTGCACGTTCGACGCAGAAAGTGTTACGTTGGTAGCATAGTTTCTAGCAAAAGAGTTAGAAACACGGTCAATTCCTCCGTAGGTTCCTGACGATGGCGAAGTTGATACAGCCTTTTTGATACCATCAAACTCAAGTCCACCAGAACCAGTTCCATCACCACGAAGTGAAGTTGAAACAGTATTCTTTAGGCGCTCGATAGCAGCATCCATCTTAGCCTCAGCTAGATCGAGAAGCTGTGCATCTCCACGGTTAGCACGACGCTCACGACCGTTCATAGCAACAGGCTCATAGCACTGCTTAATCTGAAACCTGAAAGCCGTTAGGTCATCGATAGAAGCAAGGTCAAAAGACTGATACCCCTGGTAGAAACCGCCTACTGCCACGTCATTGTACATAACGGGCTTACGCAGTTCATATCCACCTTCTATTTTCTTAATTTTACCCTTCTCGTCCAGAACGGAAGTTAGAGGATTGTGATGCAACACAAGATCCGCTATTTCCTCCGACTGATCAAAGAGGGTTGTTACGATTGCCTCTTCTAAATTTGCCATTTTTGTTATCCCTATAAAGTTCTGGGATAACTTGTGCGATTATTCGCCATTAAAGCGCCGCCGTAGGTTATCCCGTAAAGATTGTGCTTGTATCCTGGGAGTCCCACTACCAGCGGAGCCAGATATTGTTTTTGCAGCAGCCTTAGCTTTTTGTGCCGTAGCTTGCTGTTGTTGTATCACCGCACCAGCAGCCATTTTAGAAGTCAGGCTGGAAAAGGTCGGATTGCCGTTCACCACATAATTGTACGCAGTTTCAAGTACTTGCTCAGGGGAGGTATACCGCCCTGTAGCGTTAAGAGCTTGAACTACAGGAGCCATTTCAGCCTCTAATTGTGAAGCTGTTTCTGGATCCTTAAACAGTGGCTTACTGCTCATAAACGAGTTTACAACCTGTTGATTGTAATACTCAAGGGCCTTTTTTTCTTGGTTAGATTGGATGCTTCTAAACCGCTCTTCGGCTATTTGTTCAGCTTCTTCACGAGTAAGGTATTGAGGCTGTTGCTGATGCTGTATTTGCTGCGCGTGGCCGGTTAAATCTTCTAATCGCACTCCGTACGAATCCAGCCAATCAATAGCGGTCTGGATGGGATTGCTTTGCATAGCTTTATCCCATGCAATAGAGCGACGTGCTACATCGCTAATTGATATACCGTCTCTGGCGTATTCATCTTCGTATTGCTTAATTGTTTCATATAATGAAGCTGACTGTTTTTTTAACTGTTCTACCTCTTGCATTTTACGGCTATAGTCAGAACGAGTCTCATAAGCACGTCTATTCAAATAGGATTGTAGAACATGAGCGTTAGCCGCCGTAGGATTGAGAAAAGCCTCCTTTTCAGCCGCGTTCATATCCGCGGGAGGAGCAAGCATTGGCTTCTCTACCGGCGCAACTGGCTCAGAAATAGGGGCTTCATCTTGGCTTTCTTCGCTAGCCTCTTCTGTTGGGCTTGCATCATCAGTTGTTTCAGCGCTATTTCTCAACTCTTGTTTTAGCTTTTCGCGAATGGATAAACCAGCAGGTTCTCTTTCTACAGTTACTTTTGTGGAATCTACGTTTTCAATATTATCTTCCATTTCTATACCTATCTATTATTTGGTTTTTTATTTTGTTGACTAGCTTACGCTCAGGTGCGCCAGACTCACGGTCTGGGATGTACCCTTTATCGTAGGCATCACCAACCTCAATAGCTCCCGCAGCTTTATAAGCCGCTCTGAGCTTTGATTTACTGGTATAGATTTCTTTAGGATTTAGCGGATTGCGCGTTGGTTCCATCTCGTCCTGAATAAACAGGTCGCGAGCATTGGACTGCACACGGCGCTGAACCTCTGCGATTGGAACAACTTTTTCTGCTATTGGGCAGTATTGAAACAATGTGTATTTACTCATTTAATCATCCATTAGCATTAACAACATTAAAAGTCGCGTACGTTTTGCTTTCTCTTCGGCTACAAAATTCTGTTTAGCTAGCGCTTCTTCTGCTGCCTGTTTTGCTGCTAACGCCTCTGTTTGTCTACCAGCAAGGATTTGAGCAGCTAAGTATTCTTCTAATAACTCTTCCTCTGACTTTTTTCTTTTTCGTCTGCGGTTAAGAATATCTGAAGTATCGCTTACCTTGGCTTGAATAAAGCCGTTGGGTAAGCCGTATATCATGTGTAAATGGTTTTGGAATCCTCCATTAGTCACTGTTTATTCCAATAATAGGTTGAGCCGTTGGATCAGTTGTTACCGTTCTTGTACCTAATACAGTTGTATCATCTGATTTAGTAACGGATAACGAAGTACCAGAAACTTGTGTGTTGTGCACTCCTTGCGCCACCATACCGTACAAGGATTTAAGACTAAGTGCATCACCATCACTAGATGCCTCTACATTAGCTGTAGTTCTGCGAAGTACAATATCTGCAATCTTTACTATATCGGCTTCAGTCAAGACCTGATTGCCAATAATGTAACCTGCCGAACCAGCGGCATAACTTCCTGGTAGTGCGGTAGTCCACGGATCGCCAGCAGACGCAGCACTGTTTAACTTGTTCCCCATCGTGCCAGCAGCGTTGTAATCCGTTGCTAGCGCTTCCCATACAGCAGCCGCTAATGATTGCGGAGATAGCGGTGTAAACGGTGTAATGTCACCTGCCAGATGGCCAATAGCTGTTAGTGTAGTAGACGATGAAAACTGTACTAATGTGCTAGCAGTAGCATCGATAATAGCGCCAAGCGTTACGCCAGACGTATCAAAGGTAATGGTAGTACTACCTGCTACGTTAGCGGCAGAAGCTAATGCGCCTGATAGCGTAAAAGTAAACGTAGCGCTACCAATAGCGGATACCGTTAGCTGTAATTGAGCATCGGCAACAGTAAACGTAACTGTAGTAGCGCCAGTTAAATTCCTACCGGCAACAAGATTAAGTGCTCCAGGCGTAAGGGTAATGTTACAGCTTGTAAAAGCCGACATTGCACCGTCTTTAAATGGCAAGCACCAAGAAGATGGCGGCCTGTGACCGTAAGGAATACCTGCTGTTTTGTCAGATATGCCTTCGCCACAAGATTGGTTGCGCAGGTCTGTATTGCCCCACAGTTGCCGTAATTGCCCAGTAACGCCACCTAAATGACGCATAGGCAAAGACGACACAAATGAGGAATTAAACTTTAGCCCCATGCAAAGTCTACATTACCATAAAAGTTAGTGCTTGCCGCTGTAGCCGCTCCAGCAAAATAAAGCCAAGTTAGACAAGCGCCGTCCATAATTCTAGGCATTGAAGGAAGCTGATTAACTAAGTCACGTTCTCCAGCTACGCCTGCTGTAGTAAGCGGCAAAGTAAGAAGTGGTCTTGCTAAACAAAGCGCTCCGCTACCTGCTGTTGCAGCACCAGAGAATGTAACACTAGCTACGTTTTGAACACCTGAATCTCCAGAAGCTAATGGAAGAAACGGGCCATAGTTATTAGCAGCTATTCCTGAATGAGAGATGTGACCAACGATAGCTGATGCTGTCATAGAAACAGTAACAGGCAGCGTGTTGCCTCCAGTACCGCCTTGGTCAGTATATGAAACAGAAATGTTTTGTGCTCCTGTACCTGCTGCAACTGTCTGAACCCAAAACAACCTACAACCTGCTCCGTTAGCATATCGAAGCGAAGGAGTGCCGCTTAATGTTTGTGCTGATGCTGTTGTGTTGCTTATACCAGGCCAATAACCTTGTAGGTCAACAAGCATTAACTGCGATGGAACACCTGTACCAATAGCAGTAAGAGCACCTACGTTTAATACATGCTTTGTATCTGGACTTACGTTACCGCCGTGAGGTAAACCAAAAATTTGCGTACCATTACCTGTAGTTTCGTTACACGTTGTCCAGGTAAGAGATGTTCCTGCAAAAGCGTTAGCTACTGGATAGCCTCCTAAAACACTAAAATCGTACCAACGACCTGCGGTATAAGCAGCAGCACCAGTAATTTTATTAAAGTCAGTTCGGACAAACTTGCCGTTTGTAGTAACCTCATTTACTAAATCATCAATAGATGAAAATCCCATAGTTATCCCCAGACAAAGTTAAAATATCCATGAATCGGAGCAATCGTACTGGCTAGCGCTGAATGAGCATAAATCATCAAAGCAGCGCCATCCTCTAGTTTTGGCATTGTAATTCCTTGCTGCGTAATAAAGTTTTTTTCAGTAACTATGTTATTTTCACTTGTTACGGTACGAGCAAAAGGCTTAACCAACAATATGTTCATCAAACCGCCAACGGCAGTATCAAATTGAATACTATTTATTTGCCTAACGCCTAAATCTCCAGCATCAAGACTTAAAAATAAGGATGTAGCATTTGCGGAAAATGCGTTTGACGCACAAGAAGCTACTTGTGTAGCAGTTCTTTGTAAATTAGTAGAAGTTATAGTTTTTGTTTGCCCAAGATGATTTACGTATTCGATTGTTGCGATGTTAGATCCACTTGTTGCAACGCTATTTTGTATCACTATCTGTACGCCTTCGCCTGATGTGTAACGAGGTAGCGTTAATGTGTTATCCATTGTTTGCAAATCTATTGAATCAGAATCAATAGCAGCGTAAAAGCCAAGCAAATCACAAAGCGTAAAAGTAGCACGAGCCGTAGTGCTATTATGCCTCATTTCCCAGGTCATTATATACTTTGATTGACCTGCTGGCGGTGTTGGGCCAGTAAACACAAACTTGTTTCTGTCGTGTGATTGTGGCGTAAACGCTAATGGAGTAGCTGCGTATGGATTAAGCACAGGAATGCCTGAGTTGCCAGATAAATCTGAAGTAACGCCTAAAGTTTGTCCAACCACTCCAGCTTTGTAATAATGCTGCGACCAAAACTGACCGTTATCAAGAGCAGTAGTGATGTCAGCGATACTAGAAAAGCCCATCGACTGTTTCCTCTATAAGCTCATCTTGCTGTATTGCTGCCCCAGTCCACTCCACTGCGCCATTGGGATGGTCAATGCAACGCTCGATGTTTCCATCGACACATAGCAAAAGTCGTCCACAATGAGCGCAGTAGTATTCCATTAGTCTACCGTAGCTGTTAATGCACCAGCGGCAAACTGTGGCTGAATACCGCTACTAATTGCAAGCGATGAAGTCAACGCACCTTTAAGAAGCAAGTTACCGGCACCAGACAAATCAGTACCAATACCAAAATGCGTAACCGTAGCAGAACCTCCGGTGCACTGTGCAAACTGTGCAAGTGCAGTGTTCGATATTGTACTTACGCTTCTAGTCCAGCCGCCAGCAGTTCGTGCTATCGCAATACGAGCATAACCTGTGTAGGATGCCTCGTTTGTCGACTGATTGCCAGCTTCGCCTGGATCGGACGTATGCAAGCTAATGTAGAAACTACCTGCGGTGGCAGAGTTTTGCAAACCAGCGGCATCGCCGATGTTAGCCCAATCTACGTTAAGAAACAGAAGATCCAGCAACGCTGCTTCTGCGGCATTAGTCATTGACATAATTAGTCCTCATCAATGTTATCAATAGACAAAGTTGTATTTCCCATGTCATCCGTTCCTATAGTACCTAACTTCTTACTTGGCTTTGGGATGATATTGTTTATTACTATCGGTTGTTGTTTGCCGTTTTCGCTTATAGGTTGTGGTTTATTTTGTATGTTTTCCATGCTCATGCGGATTCGCTCTAGCTGCTGCTCTGAAGCAAGTCTACGCTCCTCCATGAGCTTTTCAGACTCAGACAGTCTAATACGCATTTGCTCAAGTTCAAGTTTTTGAATTTCCAGAATGTGCTGCATCTGGCTTGATTCTTGCTTAATAAGTGCTTTATCAGCTTCAGATTGTGCTGATGACTGAACTTTAAGCATATCAACTTGAACGCTTTGAGCTTTAATCTGCACTTCTTGCTGAGAAATAGCCAATTTTTGTTGCTCAAGAAACTCTTTAAATTGCTGGTCTTGTACGCGCAACTGAGCTTCTAATTGGTCGCGTTGCATCTTGAGTTGTTGCTCTTGTGCTGCAAGTTGGTTTTTTACTGCCTTATCTTGCATATCCATCTGAGTAACTTGCATTCGTGCTTGCGACTCTATTTGAGCAATCTGCATCCTACCTTGTATTTCCAGCGTCTTCGGATCAGGCGGAGGCGGCTGCTTAGCTGCTTCTTCTTTAGCTTTAGATATTTCACCAATCTGTTGAAGGGCTTTGGTAAATATGCCATCTAGCTCCTTGCCTCCCTTAAAGCGTTTAATCATGTTTTGGAATAGCCCAATACTAAACTCAATTAGTGGAGGGTATTGATCAATTAGTCCTCTCATTTGGTCAAAGAATTGACCCGCTGCTCCAATAAGAGCTTGGCCTTCCTGCTGTTGCTGGGCTTGGTCAATAGCTACCATGGAATCTGATGCTATTTGAATCCTATAACTTCGCTTTTCAGAATCTCGCAATATATCAATTATTTCAGCTTCTATTTGCTCAAGTTGCGCTTCTGGATTGCCAGGCATTTGAGCTTCCATTGCTTCTGGCGCTTCAGGCATTCCTTCTGGTTCTTCAACTGGTTCGCCACCAAAAGGCATTTCTGGTTGCGGTGCTGGCATCTGCGGTGGCGTTGGCGGTACAATTATAACTTCACTTATTAACCTATCTGCATCGCCAATATCTAATATGCGCTCTTCATCAAACTGCTCTGCAATAATTGTGCCAAGGTTTGATATTGCATCAGACATGAACTTATTAAACATGTTTTGACGCACTATTAGGCCAAGTGATGACCATTGATTTTCGAGTCTATTGGCCGTAGCTGACTTGTATTGCTCTGATGTGCCTCGAAGTAGGTCAGATACCTTTAAGGTTTCATAAAGCTGCTGTAGGGCTGTCTGGCGGCTTTGCTGAAGTGTATTAAGTACATTTACAAACTGATCAACTGGCAAAAAGTTAATACCAGCAGCTAATCCACCGCGACCTTGTGCAGAAGTCCAGTTAGTAACCCCGATACCCTTTAGGTCATCTTGAAACAACTGCTCAATAAGGTCTCCCATTGTTGAATCATAAGCAAAGTTGGGACGAATAGCCTGAGTTAGCGCATGAATACGAGTTGTTAGGCGCTCTACTTCTAGGATTTGATCTTTGCAGTGAGTGTAATCTGAAACTGGTATTACACTGTCTGGATCTTGTGTTTGTCTGATAACTACACAAGGGTAGAATTTTTCAAATTTAATTGCTGGCTCTGATTCTTCAATGATTGCATCTTCTAGGCTAGTTTGAATCCAATATACTTTATTGGTAGCTTCACACCAGCATTCCCAGACTTCAGCTTTACCTTCTATATCGGTTTTATCTTTTGCGTAATCTTTCTTGTTAGTTTCTGGGACTGAATCATAGTTTAAGCGTTCTGCTTTTTCTGAGCCAAATAAAGTCTCTGCTTCTTCCCTATCCAAGAAGGCGCGTTTTGCTTGCCATTCGATTTCTGATTCGTTTCTAGCATCTGAGCAGCGATAATCTGAGTATTGAACGACATCAAGAATAGCTTTTTCGCTAACTTTTTGCTCAACTTCAATAGACGAGATAAGTATTCCGCCGGTAGTTTCAGTAAATTCGCTAACATCACCTTGATATGGCTTTCCATCTCCGGTAAGAAATGCACCACTAGGATCACGAATAACAGCAACTTCTTGTAATACTTTTTCAAATTTTGGCTTATATCTTGCCCATAAAACCGCTTGGCCAGTTAGTAAAAACTGTATTGCAGCGTTATGCCCGACCTTATCAAAGTCAAAATGGCAATCCATGCTGTACTGAGTATTACGCTCCAGGATAACACTACCTAATTCGTAAGGTATGCCACCTGCTCTTTTTCGTAGGTTTACTTCTGCTTTTGGAGTGGAACTATAATAAGCTGGTAAAAGTGTATTAGTGCAATACCACCAAACGTTTAACCGTCTTGGTGCGTCTTTTAGTGTTTCAATCTGAGGAATAGCGTTGAACACCCTAATTGATTCTTCTGCGGCTTTTACAAACTTTTCGTATCTTTTTTCAGCGTTATTGAGTTGGGATTTCCACCAGCGGCTTGAGTACTTTTTAACTAGAGGTCTTGGTGTTTTTTGTTTCATATTCTAGGTCTTGCTGCTCTAGTCCGCATTTTTTGGATATAACTTTGTAACTTAACGATACCTTTACCAACTACTTCTGCGGGTTCTTCCCATTTAGCATCTATTAAACGTCCTTTACAGAGATATCTCAAGGCATCCACGGCATGGTCATTGCCTGTAGTGTCTAAATCCTCTGGCTTTCGTTTGTCTATAGTCATGGATGGTAAGGTTTCTAGTAAATATGGGCAACTAGCAAATATATACAGAAGGGGAGGATTAGCTACTAGCCTTTGCCTAATTTGCGCCCAACCAGACTGTCTATCGTTATCGGCTCTTCTAAAACTAGGGAATTTGTACTTCATAAAGACCGCAGTTAATTGGTCATTTATGCTTGGGCCACCCTCGTTTTTGAATATGCTAGGGTCAGCAAAGCCTAATGGGTTTTCTCCCACGGATACAGATCCGATTCTGTTGGCTTGTTCGACGTTATCAACGCCTTTACCCCACATTTCTCTATAGATAACAATGCTGCCTTTTGGATACGGTACTTCACGACCTCCGTCATCACGTCCAGAACTAACAGCACCCCAGACAGCAGCAAAAGGAGAGTTATAACCCCAATCATAGCCCATATAACGGGGCCAATGTTTAGGAACATTAAAAGGCCGAACGATATGTTTAGAGCTAAACTCAGGAAAGTAACTGCCTTCATGTATTTCAAAATCTCCTTCTAGCCATGCTCGCACTAGCTCTGGACTACCTACCATGTGCAAGCGGTTTATATAATCAGGGTCTCTAGCTAACAGAATTTGATTGTCAGTTACTCGACTTGGTATGTAAATGTAATCAAAACTAGAACCATTACCCAACTTTTTTTCTAGGATTTGCATCCCTTTTGGTGCTGGCTTGATAAACATTTCTTTTAGCCAGCTATGACCTACACCACCAGGGTTAAACGTAAGGATGATTTGACCGCCTCCCTTGCCTCGTAGTGCTCCGAATAGCTTCCAAATACAGCTTGGGTCAGAGTAGTTTCCTGCCTCTTCTATAGCGCAATCTGAAAGGTTTTGGCCCTGATATTTTTCAGCATCAGCATCATTAGCTAAAGGTCTAAAACGTAAGCGACCGCCCTTTGGGAAGGTGAATTGTTTTTTCTGGTCTTGCCAATGCGCTTTAAGCGGTAAGTATATTTGTTTGGCACGTTCAATAAGGTCATCAGCTTGAGGAAGTTCTTTACGAAAAAAGATACAGTTAAAATCGATACCAAGCTGCTCTTGTTTGATAGCAAACTTACCCAAAACACCATCAGTTTTACCTCCACCTCGCGCACCACCATAGCCGATAAGAGTAATAGGGCAGTTTACCAAAGCCTCCTGAGGGCCGGATTGCGGTTGCCATATTACATTTATATCAGTAATATCCACAAGTTATACCACTATTTTCCATTTTTTATTAGTCACTATGTTGTAAATATGCTTACTATTTACTTTAAATTGTGCAGCTAAACTGCGTGTCGTATGACCGCCATTTGTGTAAAGCTTGCGAATTTCTAAAACTTGCTCTGGTTTTAATTTTGCATCTCTGTGTTTTGAACCATGCCAAGCACGACCTTTTTTTGCCATATCTTGCATGTTTTCTTGATGCGTTCCTAAAAACAAATGATTTGGATTAACGCATTGAGGATTATCACAATAGTGCAAAACGTGTTTATCGTTTATTGGCCCAACAAATAACTCATAAACTAAACGATGCGTTTTGTATTGTCGGCAATTATTACGATTGCCTTTTTCACGCACTTTAAAACATCCATATCCGTTTCTTCGCCCTAATGCTCCAATCCAATAATGACAATCGCTAAACGGAATTTGCACAATGTATCGATTAAGTCGCTCTATAATGTGTTCTTTTGTATATCCCATTATCATGGGGGCCAGTATAGCACCACCAACTGATTACAACAAGCCCAGACAAGCTGCTCATCAAGGCGTTGTTCTGCTACGCAATCACTCACTTTCCACTCACCATCACGACATTATCGGCATAGATTCGCTCTACGTTACACTTAGGATTCTGGCAGTAAAAATACTCGCCTGTAACACCGCTAACCATACCATACGCAAAGGACGGCTCCCCAGCCTTAATAGTACTAACATGATTACAGCATGGACACCTTCGATTAACATCATTTTCTTCTTTAACGCTATGCTCTATCCCCATACCTTTTTATACTCCGCTTCACTGACTTTTACTCTTTTTGCTTCCAAAACCTTCCCGCAACGCCTTCCACCACAAGGAAACCAAAATAAATTTGTGACAATTAAACCTAAGTGAAAGCAATAGTTACACCGATAATAAACTGTTTGAAAAATAATTGCTCTTGACAAGTTATAAACATTGCCCCCCTAATACCCCTTACAGCGTCTTAACCCCCTTTTAATGTTCCGTTTGGTCAAAGTGTATTTCATCCAAGTGCAGCAGCACCCCCACCCCTAACCCCTAATAGGGGAAGTCACTCCTGAGTGAGATATTTTGCGATAAACTCTTCTTTGCTCATAGGCTTATTGCTTACTACACTTCGTACCTCTCCAGATATCTCAATCTGATGCTGCTCACTCCAACCTAACTTGGTTTTTAGCAGATGAAGTAATACAGGAGTGTTGCCATTCATAGCCTCAGATATAGCTACACTAGCTAAACCTTTCTGCATCTCAGCCTGCCCAGAAAGATACTCCTCTAAGTAGTATTTTTCTAAAATATAAGTACTAATTCTAGCTGTCATTGCTGTAGAACTTTTTGACAAACCATGTTTTGCTAGGTCACGAATTTGCAATCCTAGCTGCTCATCCTTCTGGTGATCACGAGTCTGAGGTATCACCCGCATCACAGGTGGAAGCACCTCTACCACTACTTCCGGCTCCGTAAAATTTGCCAACTCCTTAGTTTCGTCGCCCTGTTTTAAATCATTCTCAGACATAAAAATTATGCTCCATAAATGCAGAACATTGGTTGAATACACATACCGGAATTTTATATGGGTGGTGAGATATAGCTAGTACCGGTACCCTGTCGATTTTCAAATTTGCTTTGGATTTGGGATTTGTAGCTATGCTTGTGTAGCGTAAGGTACTGAAATGATTATGGAAATACATATACCTAACTAGTTTTCTAATTCTAGTAACCTAACTATGCAAGGTAACTACGCGATATCATTAATCATTTGCATAAAGTCATCGGTACTCATACCACTTGCGGCATAGAGTGCTGCTACTTCGCACATGTGATACACACGCTTGGTACGCTCTCTATACCGTAACTGATACTCTGATATACCTAACACCTTGGCCATTGCACTACGGGGCATGCCTGTTATCTTACGCACTGCCTGATACAGATTGCCGCGACCTTGAGGCAGAGTGTGGTAATGTCCGACTGGTATTCGTGCGGTAGTAGTTCTCTTACCTTTCCAAGGCATATTGCTTAAATATCCATGGTTTCCATGCGACCACATGCTCTCAGCCTGCCTGATTATTTCATCCAGCGCAAAAATAATTTTCACTTACCTCTTAACTTATTGATATCTTGTTTACAATTCTTACATATAATTGTTTACAAAACACGTCAGATAGACGATACTGATTGTAGTGACAGAGAGTCACCAACTAACTAGGAGATATATGAAATATTCAATTATTCGAGCGGCAATTTTGACTCACAAGGGTAAAGCGCTCCGTGAACGTACTGGCGACTGTGCTATGTTAAACAAGGGCTGGGCTTTATATCACGACGTAAGTACAAAGAACTTTTTTAAAGAACCTAAATTGCGGTTTGAAATTGATCCGTGGACGAGTTTATTCCTGATTTGCCGTGATGCGCTAAATTTACGAAATAATAACAACCAACCAACTAACTAAGAGATAAACATGACGAACAATTTTGAAACAGTAATGATTGAGGTTGCAGATCGCAAGGCGTACGCAGAATTACGCCGTGAAGGCTATAACTGCATAGCATCAAACGACGGTATCATCTGGATGCGTAGACTTATAAACTGGCAAGAGTATGACTGTGATTATTTAGACTCTGCCGAATATCATGAGAAACTCATCAGTTATTAAATAGGGTTAAATTATGACGGAATGGAATGACATTATTAAAAGTTTACGGCCGGTGACTTGGGAAGAGATTAAACGATTTTATAAAGTTGGTCGTAATGAAATACTGCCAGATGACTGGGAGGAGGCGTTCTGCTATGCGTTCTCTAAATCAAGGGATCCGCACTGGATCGATCTATTAGCAACGGGCTATAAAGCAGCCCAAACTAAGTACCAACCAAAATAACCCCTACAACCCCCTAGGTTGCGTTTTGTAGCGGAGCCTAGGGGTAACCCTACCCCTACCCTTGGTCAATTATCTTTAGCCTCTAAAACGTGCTTCGGTGCGCATGTAAATGAACCTCCTGAGGCTTTACGCTTGGGACCTATACTCCAGTTGCGCTTGGAAAGGTATTCAATGGGTACTTTACACACCCAAGAGGTAATTTTATTACCTTGGTGGGAGAGTTTTATTTCTAAGAGTTTTTCTTCTCCACCGATGCGCTTACAGAGCTTAGCAAATTGTTTTGGCTTGGTAGTACTCCAACGAAAGAACCCTAATGCTACATCAGCGTCATTGATTAGAATTATAGTTTCATTATCGCTCATAAGTAATACTTCCTTTGCGTTACGCAGTGAAAGTGGAACTTACTACGCTTATGTTTATAATTCAATAACGAGCATCCTAGAGGCTTTAACAGGGTATCCGCTTCCTAACCATAGCTTGCCTAGCTTCATCCCATACCATTTCAAAGGTAAATTTAGACTTATCCACAGACTTATCCACAGGCGGGCCTTTGTAATGTGTTTCTTTATAATTGTTTATTTGTAATGTGTTTCTTTGTATGTGTTCATTTTGAACACCCTGGGAGTTCATTTTGAACACCTCAGGCTGTTCATTTTGAACAGCTTGCCTGTTCATTTTGAACACCCTGGAGGTATGCAAAAACCGTTTATTGCCTTCTCTTGTGATAGTAATGTGGTCGGACTTAGCAAGCCGCTGAAAAAGGCGGTGTAGTGTAGTCTCAGAGATGCCTAGCTGTTTAGCTATGTACGGTCGACTGGCAAAGCACTCTTTGTTCTGCGCCTCGTATTCGCCAATATAAGCTAGAAGCAGCGCGCCTTCTAATCCTATCTCTTGTATGTGTTGTTTGTTGACCTTGAAAAAAGGCGTAAAAGATGGTAGTTTTGTCATATCAGTTCCATTAAAAAAGCCCCTGTTTTGTTTTCCGACGAGCAGGGGTTTTTTGTTATTCCAACCAGTTATACTCCCCTGGGAATAATCTCTCAAGTTTTTTTCGCTTTTGTCGAATTAATTGTTTACAAGGTAGCATCATACTGCTACTGTGATTGTAAACAATACAGGTTAGCCTGTTAATAACTATAGGGATTTATAATTATGCGATCATTATTAGCAGCAATAGTATTTATGCCGATACTGGCAGTAGCAGAGGATACAAGATGGGTCGAGGAATATGCTGAGCGCATGTATCCGACTAAACCACAGCAGCAGGTTTACGGGATGCCAGTACAGCCAATGTTACCCGTACCGCAGGATACAGGGCCGTGGGGTACAGGTTACAGTATTGTGACCACTACCAAGCCCAAAATTAATATTTTTAACCGAGACTTGACTGGCTCTGAGACTGTTCAGCGTATTGTGCCAAACGACGCGCTGGGGCAACCGATGAAAGGATTAGACCTAAACAACTGGTAAAGCACAGTGGGGCGTTGAGGCGCTCCAGGATGCTTAGCCGATTGTGGACAAGCAAAACTAGGAGAAATATATGCGAAGATACTTTATCACCGGATATCTACTAATTGTGGCAGGTTGCATCATCAGTCTATGCACTGGATGCACCGGCATAGAGGCTGGGGGCAAATTGTGGATAACTCGTGTAGACGAGCGTCAAGAGTCACAGCGCACCCACAACGTGCCACTAAAGTGTTACCTTTGGCAGGATTGCACTAAATCTGTAGAGCAAGGGAGCTAAGCCATGATTGATAACATAAAACAACTTTTATTTACGCCTACTGGCATCATTGTCACGCTGCTACATGTTGCTTTCTTTGTCGGTGTTGTTACCTGCACTGTTGGCTTCAAAGTCTACGTTTTAGGCGAAGACCCCGCTGCAATAACAGCAACGGTTAGGCGAAAATGAGCCAGGGATGGATTGTCGCTGGAATGGTTGCGCTCGCCTGGTACGTCTTAGTGCCCGAAACTGCTGTTTATCACGGGAGTAGGGTAGCTAGACTACCAGTAGAGCCAACTCGCAGCGTACTTGAGGCCGAGATAGACCGAGCCGCCGATGCTTACGGGCTAAGGCGTGCCGTTCTACGGGCTCTAGTGCGCGTAGAAAGCGCGTTTAATCCTAAAGCAGTGTCACGAGTAGGGGCTAGAGGCATAGCGCAAATTATGCCTTTTAACGCAGCTAGGTGCGGTTTACCTGATGCGGCAAAGCTGTGGGATGCGACTTATAACCTTCGCTGTGGAGCTAAAATTCTGCGCGAAGAGTTAGACCAGCATGGCGACCTGCACAAGGCTCTTACCGTGTACAACTGCGGCAAGGTTAAATGTGCCGAAGGTCAGAGATATGCCGCTAAGGTAATATCTCTTTCAAAACTATATTAAATTGTTTACACGCGAACAAAATAGGTGTATACAATTTTGTGTCTTTATAACTAGGAGGCAATAAAATGACATTATTAGAATCAACACCGGACGAGCTACGTTTTGCGCTTGAGCATAACGGGCACAAATTCGACGTAGAAGGCGCTTACTTAGGCGACGGAAGGTTAGTTTTAGACCCTGCAATGGGCTGGAACCGGCTATCCGCACTGTTGCAACAGGACATCGAAAGCCTATACGAAACACTAGATGAAGTTATCTATAACGCGATGCCGGAGCTTTATGACAGACACAGTTAAATGGGTAATGTGCCCGAAATGCGACATAGTACAGCCCATACTATCAACTTGGATCAACTACGGCGGTTTTGAGGTTGTCGACTGTACCTGGTGTGAGTTTGAGAACGGAGCACCGTACAATTTTGACCGGCACAGCAATCGAGTAGACGAGCCAACAACAGACGAAATAAAAGAATTATTAAATAAGGTAAAGAAATGTCAAAAGAACTAACAACATTAAACAACATGGAAATGCTTCAGGCACTCCGAAACACGGTAGCTCCTGGTTTAACTGAGCCAGAGTTTCGTCTCTTTGCTGAGATGTGCAGAGCCACAGGACTGAATCCAGCTACTAAAGAAATATGGGCTATTAAAGCCGGTGGCAGGTTACAGTTAATGACCGGCATCAATGGCTTTCTAAAAATCGCTAATAGTCATCCTGCGTTTGACGGTATGGAAGTAGCGCACGAGTGGGACGGCAAGCAGCTTGTGTCGTGTACTGTTAAGGTACACCGCAAGGATCGCAGGTTTCCATCGGTAGCTACGGCATACATGGCTGAATACGCTAAACCGTCTCCGGTGTGGAGGCAGATGCCAACGGTGATGTTAAGTAAGTGCGCGAAGAGCCTAGCCATAAGAGAGGCATTTATCCAAGAATTAGGTGGCCTTTACACAGCAGAAGAGATGCCAGCATCTTATTCAGCACCGCGACCAGAGGCCCCAGAAGGCATGGAGACGGTAGTTAGCAGTAAGACCGGCGAAGTACTAGGGTATAAGGGTAAAGATGTCACCTTGAACGGCGTAGAAGGTGTAGAGGTGATAGAAGAAGAGGGAATTGAAGTTGCACCTGAAGCAGCAGAGGAACCTAACCGACCGAGGAAAGCTGTACCAACGTTTTATGACGTGCGACCGCTAGAAGGTAAGCCCAAATTAACTGCCGAAAAGTATCTTCGTGATTGTGAAGCTAAAGAGGTAATGCCAGGTGTTTGGCGTTCACCGATACGGCTAGAAAAGCTAACGCAGTGCATCACGGAGGATGTAAAAGATGCTAATTAAGATAAAAAAACAATTATTAAAATTAAAAGCGGAGAATGTAGTACATGGTAACGACACCAAAAAAGAAAAAACAGGATTACGACCGAGAGGCAGAAGTCCGAGCAGGTTGGACAAGGCACACAACGTATGTAAGACGGGAGTACGTCAACTTTTTGAAGACCTACGCAAACAACAACAACACATTTTTAATGGACGTAATCGATGAAATCTTCGGCAAATTCATTAAAAAACAAACTGCTAAAAGTTCTAGAAAGGATTGCTGAAAGTTTCAAAAGTGAAGAAAGACTAAGCGAATTCGAGCGGGGCCAACTCGATGGAATCCGCTGGGCAATTCAAATAATGAACGAAGTAGAAGAATAAAAAACCCCGTTAGGGCTTACGCTCTAACGAGGTCTAACTAGAAGGCTATGCGAAATAGCTTACTAATAAAATAACACGGAGCAAAACGCAGTGTCTAGCAACATTGTAAAAATAAGCGACGTAATAACAAAAGTAACAAACAAACTAAGAAAAAGTATGAATAAGCCAGTTATAGACTTCAAAAATAAAGGCGTGTCAGTAGCAGTGTGGAATACTAAAAATGGAGGCTACTCGTTTAGCTTGCAAAAACGCTACAAGGACAAACAAACAGGGGAATGGAAAGAGTCACGCTACTATTACAAAGATGAGTTAGAAAGCCTCATAGACCTTCTAAAAGAGGCTGTAGGTTATGCCGCTTCAAGGTCAGAGCATGAATCACAGGGCAGTAAAACGGGCGTTGGAATGAATGCAACTCGTGAACTAACTCAAGAAGAACTTGACGACCTACCATTTTAGTATGCACAAGCCAATACCGTTTACGCTATCACAAGCTGAGATGTTGTTAGCCGCAGAAGCTGGTTGCATACGCAGACTTGCTGCAATCAAGCATAACAGACAACACAACAATGGAGTGCCGACAATAGACATGTGGGGCATGGATATTGAAGGTGCTGCTGCTGAGTTTGTGGTGGCTAAATGGTTAGGCAAGTTTTGGCATTGCGTGGCGGATGACCCGACGCAACTAGAAGGCGATGCAGGACGCTATCAAGTGCGCCACACAAAGCGAATAGATGGCAGTCTTATATTGCATGATAAAGATAAAAGCGAAGCAGTATTTGTGTTAGTTGTTGGTCAATATCCAAACTATCAAATTTGTGGCTGGATAGATGGGGAAACAGGCAAACAGCAACGATACTGGCGTAATTGTGAGCGACCGGCTTACTTTGTACCGCAAGATGCTTTGCTTGATCCAATAGAACTAGAAATAAGCGTAAAGAGTAGAGAATTATGAGTAAAACACGCAAAGTTAAAAATAAAATTGGACAATATGTAAAAACCCACGGAATGACATTTAGTTCAACCTATCGTTCTTGGGGCATGATGATTCAAAGATGCACAAACCCAAAACATAATTGGTATAAAGCATACGGCGGTAAAGGAATAAAAATTGCAACTGAATGGTTAGATTTTAAGAACTTTTTAGCGGATATGGGAGAACGACCTGCCGGCAAATCCTTAGACCGTATTGATAATAATTTAGATTATTGCAAAAAAAATTGCCGATGGGCTACGCCTTTAGAACAGGCGCGTAACAGAACAAATAGGCGAATGGTTGAATATAATGGAAGCCATTATGGAGTTACAGAACTTTGCGAAATGCTTAAAATTAAAAGGCAATCATTTTATAATTTTTTATATTCAGGTAAATCAGTAAATGAAATAATTAAAATTTTTGTGAAGAGACAACATGAAGCAAAGTGTTGAAGAGATGGCGGAGGAGTACCGTGAGAATCATGACGAGTGCGAGTTTGCTCGTGATGCCTTCCTCGCTGGCTACAAGGCGGCGCAGGATACCTACAAGGACGCTATATCGACGTACGAAAAAGTAGCTAAGCAAATGCTGGAAGAAGCTGTACGCATAATGTCACCAAAGGAGGAGAGATGAGCTATCCAAAGCGAATTAGGTTAAAACTTATATGGACTCCTGCTCTTATGGCTCAGCACCAAAAGCAGTGGGGTGACTTGCCTAGAGCTAAGTACAAACTCGTCACAGTACACAGCAAAGGCGAGGAGATAGAAATGAGAAGGCGTAACAAAGAAGATGTAGAGTGGCTTAGGCGTGGTGGATATAAAATGCCGGAGGAAAAATGAAATACTCTCTAGTCGGAGAACTACCTCGCCACATCTATTGCTACGTTGATAGCACTTACACGCACAAGGAGCCGCAGGGCTTTATCCCTTGCGTATGGTTTGGCCTAGTATCCTACCCTGGGAGAGTATGGGGATGCACTGTAATGCTAGATTGTGGAGCCATATATAGGAACGTGCCAGTTCATGCATTGTCCTTTGTGCCGTACCCTGCCCTACCTTGGTCAGCTAACGAAGCTCAAACCTGGGACTGCTACGGCGAAGATTTTACGCTCCTAGAATACAGCTACCTATCTGGCCTACAGTGTAACGCTAAAACAAAACGAGGCGAGTTTATAGGCGAATACCTGTTTACCGCTGCACCTATTGGCGATGGTTTCTCAGCAGTACCAGAACAAGCTAAAGAGTTTTGCTTTATTAAGCTAGACATAGGCCGCTTAACAGTACAACCAACAGACAAGGTGGTTTTTGACGAACCTAGTTTTACAACCGGAGAGCTAGACTTTCCAAGCGGCTTGGTTAGACAATCTTATGTATTCAGTACAGAAAAATAAGTTTATGATGTTTACGAGCAACGCAGAAAAGGTTTTACCGAATGTAACCTTAGCTGATGGCAGGATGCCTGACGCCAATAAAGTACGGTTATAAACACCTGCTTTGCTCACCTTTATAAAAAGTATGGTAAATTCACGAGCAAAAGGGGCAGCAGGAGAGCGAGAGTTAGCAAACAAGCTAAAGGAGTACGGCTTTCAGGCTAGACGGACTCAACAGTTTTGCGGTACCGCAGGAGATTCTGATGTTACCTGCACCGAATTAGCCTCATACCACATCGAATGTAAGCGAGTGCAAAATCTGAACGTAGACAAGGCAATAGACCAAGCTACTAGAGATTGTGGAGATAAAACTCCCGTTGTGATACATCGTAAAAACAATCGCCCCTGGTTGGTAACATTGTATCTTGAAGATTGGCTAAAATTAGTAAAATGATTTACATCGAAGATGTGTTTGACCAGCGGCCTATCACCATGCCAGAAGAGGTTCTATGGCTTGCAGTTATAGAACGCGCAATGATGGATTATTGCAAACCTACAAAAGAATTAAACATTAAGCATAAAAACGACCTGCACTGGTTCTTTTTCACTACCGAACCAGAACCGTTTAACCTGCTTTTTATCTGCGATACTATCTTTGATGATGCCGGTGCTGCAAAACTTATAATCAAACGCATTAATAAATTAAAGGAAGAGGCAGCGCCCCTTTGCGTATCTAAGATAAGATTTTGCGACCTAGAAGATTAACGACGCTTTTTCTTCTCAATAAGTGACCAAGCCTGAGCAGCGCCGTACATTACAGCACCAGCAACTACTGGCTCCGCAGCTTTAACAAGGCCATCAGCAGCCTCTTCGGTAACGCCAATGGTAAGCAAGCTACCAGCGGCTAGAGTAAGCAAGTGTCTAACAATGGATAAAAGTACTGGCATATAATCCTTTTGGTATCATCAAAAATACTACTATTATATCTGCAATCTCGCCGTTGTGGGTCTACAAAGTTGCCCCGTATGCAATTCATCCACGGCTCCCAGTAATAGGTTAAATCACAAACCCTATGACGTTCAACGTATTTTTTTACGTCAACAGTAGCGCCATCAATGCCGTCTAAATCCACTATACACGGCTTAGATATTCTAGGTGCCACTCCATGCCCTTCACAGATGGTTCCGTTGAGACAGCGTTGTTGGTAAGGACTATCCACAATGTTACAACCAGGCAAAGCATCAGATACCATAGAGGCCATAATTCTTCTTGCTCTTCCATTTAGATCACACTCCAGACACGGGCTTACATAGCAGGTTACATTACTCACGTTTGATAATCGCTGCTTAAACCTTTCTAGGACTTGCTTAAACCTCGTTACTGCTCGACCATTACCACGGATAAACTCTCTGCTTGCGGATGCTGCCGTTTGCCCATAAAGCACCTCATAACGACCGCAGCGCTTGTTTCTCATGCAGGGACTATTAGACAGGTGCACCCGTATTATCTTTTGTTTAGGGTCATTTAAGAGCTTATCAGCGCACTTGCAATCTCTGGCAAATGTACCCTCTAACCAGCCAAGTATTAGCGGCTCCTGGTTACTATAAAACTCAACAGTTGCGTTACAGTTCCAATTTTTGTGACATAAACCTAGCAAACTTGGAGCCTGCCCATAAGCATTCCCCATTACTGCTAACAATAGCAGTATAAGCCTCATTTATCTAAAGCCTTGTCTAGTTTGCTTTCAATTCGCTCTAGTCTAGTTTTAATATGATTTAACTCATGCTGCACAATCTGCACTTCAGTAGCTATAACGTACCGATGCGTTTGCAACTCCTGTAAACTGTTTTTAACACTTCTATAGTCTAGCCCAATAATAGACACTAATACGCCAATAGCGCCTTTAATTATAATATCTAACCAATACTTTAGCTCAGTTACATCACCAGTCATCAGTGGACTCGCCCCCCTCCGTAAGAATCAATTACAATCAATTCTGCTTCGGGAGTACCTGCCATAAGGTCTAAAAAGCGATTAAACGCTGACCGACTGGCCAAGATAGCCGACTCATTACCAAGTTTGCCAAACTGCATCCCAAGTAAGATACAGCCGTTAGTGTTCTTATGCGTATTACCAGCATGAAACAAGATATGATCACGCTCCGGTACATCCATCACCTGATACGTTTTACCAAACTTAGGACTTTGACGAGGCTTAACCTTATAACGGCCCACAGGGATGCAACTAATCTGTCGTTCATTATCACGCCAAGCATCTTCAAGCGTAACAAACTCTGGCACGTCATCGACACAGAGCACCCCCAGCGTAGCGCCGTTGTACTCTGATACTCTGACAAGCCTAAGTCTCATATCGCAGTTACAGCCTCTAACTGAGTTTCTAGTGCTTCTACTTTTGCCGCTAACTCTTGTAGCGCTCCAGTTAGTAGTGGAACTAGTTTGCTGTGATCTAATGTTTGCGTCTTAATGGAGCCATCAGCATTGATGGCATCTTTTTCGCCACCGACTGCGTTAGGCACTACTGCTGCTACCTCGTGAGCTAAAAAGCCTGTAATAGTCTCTGTTGGTTCAGCAATAAAATTAAATGTACAAGGCTTTAACTGATTTAGTTTTGTCAACGCACCAGTCATGGGAACCACATTTTCTTTTAATCTGTAATCAGATGACGTAGGAAATGATGTGGCCGTGTTGCTCATGTCAACGCCGCCGACATACGTTCCATTGTGCCAGTTAAGCAGTGTGGATACAGTGCCAGACGTAGTTTTGACAGCGTACATACTAGCCTGGTCAGTCGCTGTACCTTTATTAAAATAAGTACCAGGGCCAGTTTGATTTATCGCAGTCTTATTAATAAGCAAATTACCCGATGTATCAACCTGCAATCTAACTGTACTATTTGTGACAAAACTAGGTTGGCCAGAAGTATCAACTTGTATCGCAGCAGTAGCAGCGCCTACAGCACCTATATTCAAAGAGCCGTTAGCGTTAAATTGATGACGATAAACATTTGTATTATCACGCACTGCCAATGCAAAGTTGTTTCTAGCGCCATCTACAATTAGGCCATACGCAGCACCTCCAGTGTCATTGTTAAACACTTGCAATGCATAATTAGATGGATTAACTGCTTCTATAACGTGCGCTCCAGTATTACCTATGAGCAATCTACGAACGCCATTAGTTGCAAAGCCAAGGTTATCAGCACTTACCGAATACATACCGGTATTGACATCGTTACCAGGGCAAAATGCAGGAGCAGCAGCAGTACCAGCACCAACATTAGTAGGCAAATAACCACCAAGGTTAAGATTGCCTGTAGCAGAATTAGACCCGTCTTTGTTTAAGCACTGGTTGATACCAGTAGCAAAATCATTGTCCTGGGTGTCATGGCGAGTAGCCTCTATACCAATACCTAGCGCTGCATCACCAGCCCAGCCACCAGTTCCTGCATTGCCTTTGGTGTAAGTTCCTCCGCTCCATCCCATAATTACCCCTTACGCTTCTATTAAATTATAATTTAGCATTACCCGCCTGATATATGTTTTAGTTTCACCAGGAAGATGCTCATAAAGATTTGCAAAAGTAGGTTCTTTGCCCTCACTTTCGATTTGTTTTAATTTGTTTTGAACCCTGCCAATACCCCAGTTGTATGCTGCTAGCGCAAGTTTTTCATCGCCTTCAAACTCATTTTCTAACTGCTTTAAATAACGACTACCAGCTTCTACATTTTTCTGCGGGTCAAACCTATCAGTAAGTCCTAAGTCTTTAGCTGTTTCTGGCATAATTTGCATCAAGCCACCAGCGCCTTTAGGGCTAACAGCTTTCGGATTTAAACTTGATTCAGTTTGCATTACAGCTTTTACCAAACGTGGCTCACTGTACTTTTCGCCAACAGGTATGCTTACGTTTTGCTTGCCTATCTTAATTGATTCAAATTGCGATGTAGGCACTTCTGTAGGCTGATAATTTTGTATCTGATTAAATAAATCTTTAAGTTCAGGAGCAGCAACAGTTGCAGCAGTTTCAGCACCCGCCATACCTAACATTTCTTGCCGTCTAACCTTGCCCGATTCGTCAACAATATCCAATCCAGCAGCGCCTTCACGACCGGCGGCAGCACCACCAACACTTCCAACTTGCTCTCCAGCTATTCGTGCTGTTCGTAACGCATCGGCTAATTTACGCACATTACCAAGAGTTTCTAAACTTTGCTCCGGAGCACTAAACAATAATTTAGCATAGTCACGGTAAAACTTTTCATCTTGCTCGCTACCTAAAATTTTGGAAAGCAATTTGCCAGCCGCGCCAATAGGGTCTTTGGCTGCTGATACAGCAGATTTAATGGCACTTACGCTTTCTTTTAGCGATTCACCTGCTTGTCTTAATGGCTCTGTAGGTGATCCAGCAAAGTATTCACGCTGACCTTTAAGAATGTTTTGTTCAATAGTTAGTGGCTCAATGATTGCGTCATACTTGTTGCCTAATGCCGCTTTTAACTTATCGCGTAAGCCAGGCGAGCCAATAATCTTGTTAATAGGATTGCGATTGTCTTGTGCTTGCTCTAAAGCTCTTTGTAAATAAGAACGAACGCCAGATTCCCATTCAGCTAGTTTGCCAGCTTGCTCAAAGTCATCGCGTAAACTGGCAATTACATCCGCGTCTAGCGCGAAAACTCTGCCAATGGTGCCTGGCTTATCAGGACTTACATTTGCAAGAAACCCTATTTTGCTCTGTTCTTTTGCAGTAAGCCCCTTGGACATCTTGGCAAACGTGTCTGTAGCTTTAGCATAATCAGGCGACTCTGCTTTAATTGCGGCCATTAACTCAGTGCGCGCATCCTTAATTTTGCCAGCAGTAAACTTATTTTTGACCGCTCGCGCCTTACCACTGAGATATTGTTGCGCTTGATGTAGTATCTCTATACTTGTATCTGGCTGATCTACTAGTTCTGGCAATTCTTTTTTAACAGCTTTAATAGCTTGCTGAATACGCGGATTTGTTTGTACTAGTTCTACGGCATCAGTAGCCGTTAATTGTGGCGTCTTTTCAAAAGCAACTTCGTACAGTCCCTTAGTAGCTTTTTTTCGCGCTACACCAAGCTCATCAAGTAATGATTTAGCACTTTCAACTAATTTGTTTGCTCCTGATGTTACATTTCTATCAGGACTGATTACATCAAGAGTTTGAGCAATACGATTGACTGCATCGGCAGCACGTTCTTCAATAGCAGTTTTAGCTATTTCCGTGGAAGCTGGGTAATTAGCAATTAATTTTGCTTGCTGATACAGTGCTGGAGATTCTACAGCTTCGGGTAGGAATACTGGCTTGCCATATTGATTAGCACGAATAAACGCTTCTTCGGCTCCCTGTAAATTTTCTGGCGCTGTTTGGGATAATACTTTAGCTAATTGAATTTCTGCTGGGGTATATTTAGGGCCACCAAAACCTATTGCGCCGCGCTCGCTTCCTAAAGTTGTTCCAGCACGACCAAGAATCTCTCCCAGCGCTTCAGTGCTATACTGAGCGGCTTTTCCAATAACAGGGCCAACAACGCCTCCAACACCAGCGCCCATTAACCCGCCAACTAAACGCTCGCCTGGTTCGGCAGCAGCCGCGCCATAAATACCACCTTGAGTTGCGCCTGTTAATGCAAGTTCGCCAACTGTCGGAGCGACTGTTTTTATTGCTTCTCCCGTTATTGCTCGTTGTAACAATCCAGGGGCAGCACGACTTGCTCCTAATGCGCCGCGAACGCCTCGCAATGCTGTTGCACCAATAGGGCCAGCAATACCTCCAGCTAGTTCTGAAACTAACGCTGTGGTAGGGTATTCGGTTCGCATTTGCTCACGTTGAGCTTGTTGCGCTGCTAATGATTGTGCGTATGACGAACTCCCAAACAAAGAACTGAGACCAGCTAATGCTTCATCTGCTAACCCTAATGTCATCCCCTGACCGGCAAACGACAGCCCAGTTCCTAAGCCACCATATAAATCAACCTTATTTTGCGCTTGTTGCATGGCTTGACGAGCAGCAGCAAATTCAGCAGCTTTTTCTGCCGGTATTGACGGCGCTTGATAGCTTTGTATTTGTGCAAATAGCTCTTCTGCCGTTGCCATTACTCCCCTTGCATTACCGCGGTTGCTTGCTGTTTTAAATCTGCAATTCTAGTTGGATCTGTTGTTTGTTTAATTTGATTTAATATATCATTTAAACGGCCTTGTTTATCTTGTGTTTTTGATTGCCCTGTACCTCCAACAAGTTTCATCCATGGTTCAACTTCGCCAAGATATGAAATAGATTTAGTAGGAAGATTGCGTTCTTTTGCAAGGTTCTCGTAAAAGTCTTTAGTCGCTTTATAACGCTCTGCTTGTGATTCATATGCACGTTGAGCAATTCGCAAAATACCAGCACGAACATCTTCTTGCAGTCCACCTTCTCCGGTTAATGCTCTTTGCAACTGTCCTTTGAATTGATCGGGGATACTTTGACTGCTCATAATAGCAGCTTGCTCGCCTTCTCTGACGGCCATACCTGGCTCAATTAGTTGAACTGCTCGTCTCACAAGTTCTTGAGTTGCAACAGCGCTAGGATCTTGCACTGCCTTTGTAACGACTCGCGCAGCGGTGTCAATCAGGCTGTAGTTTTTAACCTCAGGTAATGAACTAAATTCTTTGCGTAATTTGTCACTCTCTTCGCGCTGCTGATCGGTCAGTTTTGCCCTAGCTGTCAATGCTTCTTTTTGTGGTTTTGTAAGCATTTGTTGCATTTCTGGGTTGGCTAACATACTAGCTGCATCAACTGATTGCGCTGCTTCTGGTAAGCTAATACCACCCGCCTCTGTTGCTGGTGCGCCAAATATATTGGCTAACCTTTCTTTACGAAGTTTGTCTAATGCTGGCAATTCTTCTAATCCCACACCTGCTTCTATAGCTCTTTGTTTTTGAACTTCTATATCAGCCACGCCTCGCAGTTTAAGCAAGTCAGCTTGTCGTGCTCGTTCCTGAGCAGATAATGCCGTAGCCAAAGTAGAAAGCCTAGCTTGCTGCATGGGGTCATCAATGCCAGCAATAAAATCAGTACGCGCCTGTGGCGTTTCCATGCTCATCATCTGATTAGCTAGTGTATTAGCTTTTAGCGTGTCTTGTGCAGCTTGGGAACGAGCTTGATAGCCAAGCAATGATTGAAGAAGTATTGAACCTAGACCAATACCTATGGCTTGCCCTGTAGAGCCGTAGGGGTTAATAAGCTGCGGTGTGGCTTGAGCTAGTGCCTGTTGACCAATGCCATAGCCAGTTTGGGCTGGCGTATAGTTTAGTCCATATAATGCTTCTTCTAATGTTGCCATGCCAAATTATCCTTTCGCTAATCCTGCTCCAAATGCTGCCCCAAAACTTGTTGCTGCCCCTGCTGCTGCATTAGCCCAAGGATTTTGCGGTTGCGGTTGATTGCCTTGCGCTAAATTGGCAGCTTCCATTCTGTCATAAAGGCTTGGCCCACCGCCACCACCGCCGCCACGAGGAGTTGCTCTTATTTGTTGTAGTTTATATTTATTATCAAGAGCCGCTAATTCTTTAGCATATTCTTGAGCTTGTTGTCCGGTTTGTTGAGCATAAGCCTGACCTACACCAGCGCCATAAACAGGAGCAAAGGTAGACCCATAAATATCGTATGGCATCTGAGCAGTTTGCATAGCTTGGCCGTAATACTGTTGCTGAACGCCCTGTGCTGCTTGCTCTGCTGCGCTCATAGCCTCTTGTCTTGCTCTATCTTGACGGTCGGTTAGTGCCTGTAACTCGCGGTTGTATTGCTCCCCTCCAGGCGCAATTCCTCTGTTTGCCATAGAGGTTTCAAACAACTGCCTTTCTTGTGCAAATTGCTGTGCATTACGACGGTCAAATTGGCCCATAATGTTTTGCCTAGCTCTTTCCATTTCCTGCGAAAAAACAGGATTGTATTGAGCTTGAGCTTGCATTGGGTCAAACTGCTGAAAACGCTCCTGCATTTGCCCAAACAAATCAGCACTACCCCTGAATCCCTCTTCTGCTAATTGTTGAGGTGTTGGTGGCTGAACAGGTTGTTGGCCTTGCACATCTTCTGGCGTTCTAGCGCGTCCACCTGGCCCAGTCATTTGCTTGCCGGTAACAGATTGAACGTACTTATTAGCAGCCTCTAAGCCCTTGTTCGCTCGCACTCTAGTATACCTAGCTTGCTGCTCAGGTGTCATAGCATCAAAAATAGCTTTGTTCTCCGGTCGCGTAGGAGCCGACGGTGTAGTTGTTTTTTTAGGATCTTTTGCTAATGCGCCTTTCTTAGCCATATTTATACCTGCCCACCCATATCATATCGAATTTCAAATCCATAAATATCACAAGTAGTGTTCTTTATGGCACCACCAAAACGCACTGCTGCACAATGACCCTGCCCCTTAACTGCATACCTATCAAAAGTATAAGTCACTTCTGATGACCATGGGCTACCCCAAGGACTGCCCCATACCGTAAATGAACTGGTAGGAACAATTACGCTAGTACTAACCGAACTACGCTGAAAGTTAGTGTCTAAGCCTAAAGTAAGTGTAGCGCCTCGTTTTATCTTCAACAACGGACGAATATCTTTGAAGGCTTTATAATTACCTCTACTACCGTAAAAGCTAAACGCCGTTCGGCCAGCAAAGGAAATACTTTGCCCTGATGAGGTAGAAGTTATTGCATCTGCTTGCCCCGTTTCTCCCTGCCAAATTTGGCCAGTGAGCGAACAATAAAAAGGATAATCAAAAGCTAGGCAAGACGAGTTCATATGACCACCGTCAAACAACCTGAAAGTTGTCCAACCTTTTGTATCTAACGAATAAACTAAAAAGTAATTTTCTGTGCTTGATTGCGGTACAGAAATATAAACGCGCCTACCTCTAGGCCAGACAAATCCAAGCCAATCATGAGAAAAAGGAGTAGTTTGTGCGGCACTAGCAATAATAGGATTTATTTTATTACTTACGCTGTTAATTGCTGTTGCTGCATCGCTTTGAAATAGCGCAGAAACAGGAACAATCCCGTCTTGTGTAAGTATCCAAACATCTGCATCAACACGAACAAAAGCACGATATCCCAAAGGTTTTGCGATATAGTAATGAGCAACTAAAGACCAATCGGATGGGCCTGTTCCGCTATAAAAAACAATCTCACCCTCAGAACTACAAGCGAAAAACAAATCTTGCGATGTAGAAGCAATTTGATTGGTGTAGCTTCCTGCAAAAAGCAAATGACCGCCGCGAGTCATTACATACTTTATATCAAGTATCTCATCTAGCTTTGGAGAGCCACCAGTACCAGGTACATCAACAGACGCATGTACCCATACAGACATTGTGTTTTTTTGCACAAAGTAAAGTCTGCGTTTCCAGCCTGAACAAGTAATAAGATTGTTTAATCCAGCAGTACAAGTAAAAGTTACGTTTGCTGCGTTGCCGGTACCTGTATAAACTTGGGGAGTATCAACACCGTTACAAAGGTATAAATTATTTGCAAAAATCTCAGAGTTAAAAATGCTATTGGTGTGCGGGGTTGGGTTTGTTACTGTTGAAACAGCGCCATTAGCCAACACCTTATAGAGATTGGTATCAGTAGCTACAATTAAATGCTTCGTTCCATCTTGTAACGGCAATTCCCGTGCAAAGTTTAATGGGCTAGCTGGAATGGTAACGCCACTGGTATTAAACTGAGTGTACCCAAGTCTTACCGATGGCGCTCCTGCACCAGGAAACACATTTACCAATTCCAGCGCAAAAGCAGGATCCATATTATCGATTGGACTTACCGCATCCAAACCTCCGTATGGAGGTGACATTGTGAATCCTTGAAACGCCATGTATTACCCTCTGCGTTGTCCGTATGGAATCATCTGGTTCCAATCTACCGGTGGCATATTACCTTGCTGCCCAAGTCCATTTTGCAATGCAAGCATTTGCTGCATTTGCTCATTGTATTGCTGCATAGCCTGCTGCTGATTACCATACACTCCAGGACTCAAACGGTACTGACCACCATTATTGGCCGAAGGTTGTGGCATCTGAGGGAATCTAAACATTTTATCAGATGGCATTTGCTGTTGCTGTCCTATTGACGCGCCTTGACCAGAGGTAAACGCATTTTGCATTTGTCCCACTTGTTGACCGATGGGCGAGTTTTGACTTTGAGCAACAGCATTAATAAACGCATCTCTTTCTGCCGAAGAAGCATCTCTACGCATGACTAAATCATTGTTGAGACCTTGAGGTGGTTGCATTCCTGGGCCTGGTAGCGGTCTCATGCCAGTTTGAGCAGGAGGCGCAACTTTTGGTCTAAACTGATCCTGTGACGGTACAGGTTGACCAGCAGCAACAGCAGCTTGCTTAGCCGCTTTAAACTCTTTTCTAGCCTCGCCTCTTAATGG